CTGCAAGTTTGATCGCGTGCGCCGGTAACACGGTGACAATGGGCGTTGGTAGCTCCTACATGCTCCACGAAGCCGAGGGAATATGCGCGGGATACGGTGACGATATGCACAAGATGGGCGATACGCTGTCGCAGGTTACTAACTCTGCCGCAGACATCTACAAAGCAAAGACGGGAATGGCTAAGGACAAGGTTCTGGCGCTCATGAAAGCGGAAACTTGGTTGACGCCTAAGGAAGCTGTTGCACAAGGCTTCGCTGACGCTGTGAGTAAGAAGAACGCGCAGCCCACGAATATGTACGACTTGTCTAATTTCAAGAACGTGCCAGAAGAGTTGAAGAACGAGGTCTCAGAGGAAACCAAAACCGAAGCCGACGATTTCAACAGCGCGGCGGTCCATCTGAAACAGATTCAACTGATGAGAGGCTAAATGTACCAGCAGATAATCACAACCCGTGAAGTCCCTGTGGTCGATGTGCCGACGCAATGCAGCTTCTCGCATATTGCCGCGCCGCCGCAGTTCCTCCCCGGTTCGCCTCCGGTCGTCAATCCCGATTGGACGATGATTGAGGCTTTCATTGAGGCTGCGACCGATCAAGTGGAGACGTTGGCGGCTCAAGCGTTGCTCAACGAACAGATTGTCATCACGTTTGACTTTTGGCCAGATCATCTCGATCCACGGGTCTATTACGATTTCATGCTCTACAGCCTTGACTGGACGGCGCTCTGGTGGAACGGGTTTCCCAGCAAGAAGTCTATCGAACTGGTCACGCGCCCCGTCATAACGGGCGAAGGCTCTCCACCGTCCGCGCCTGCTCCGGTGGTCACTTATTACGATGAGAATGGCGACCTCCAGACGCTCGACCCCAGCGTCTATACCGTCGCCTACGACAAGATCACGCTGAATGTTGATCAGTGTTGGCCCGCTACGGACAGGCGGCAAGATTGCATCCAGATCACTTATTGGGCGGGTTACAGCGCCAACGACCCGACACAAGTTCCCGCTCGCTTGAAGCTGGCGGTGATGTATCTCGCTGGGTGGTACATCGAGAACAGAATTCCAGCGGGCACAGAACCGACTTACGACGTAATCAACACGCTCAAGAGCCTGATAGGCAGCTTCAAGAGCTACAGGATACCCAGATAATGCTCCCAAAGACACCCAGTGGAGTGCGCTACAAATCCGCGACCGACTACAACGTCCAGATCAGTTTCTTGACTCAGGGCGACGTGGACAACCTCGGCAACATCGCGTCACCGTCTGTCTACTGCGTGGTTTGGGCGTCGGTTAAGGAAGTGCCGATCACCCGTGGTGGTGCATTGTTGAAAGCGGATCAGATTGTACAGCGTGCGTTTTATACCGTGGTCACTCGCTACAGGGATGATGTGGACGAATCAATGTTAGTTCAGTGCAACAACCAACTCATGCAGATCGACAGCATGGGCGATGTAGACGGGCGCGGAGTCGAGTTGCATCTGGTATGTAGTGCTGTGGATACGGTGGTCTAACTATGGGAATCACGGCTAGGGTGGAGGGACTCGAAGAGTTACAGGCTAAGTTGGATGCGCTCCCGACCAAATTGGCGAGGCGTGTACTTCGTCCGGCGCTCGAAGATGCAGGGGCGATTATCCAGCAAGCCATAGGTATTGCGGCTCCGCGTCTTCAAGGCAGCACCGAAAACCGACCGGAAGCCCATGAGCCGGGGTTCTTGGGCACTCACATCGTAGTGGATGTGACTGTTCACAACGACCTCAGCGCGGATGTGAAGGTCGGACCCTCTACTGAAGCATGGTACGGGCTCCTGCAAGAAATCGGGGTTGGTCCTCACGAAGAGTCTAGCCCGCGTGGAACCAAAAGTTATATGCACCCCGGACAACCGCCGCGCCCCTTCGTTCGTCCCGCGTTCGCAAGTTGCACCGATGAATATTTCGATGCTTTGATTTCCAATATCCGCGACGGACTCGATGAAGTTGCGGGGGAAAGATAATATGTCACTCGCACAAGGTTTGTACAACCTGATAATTTTGTGTCCGCAGATCATCAGTATCTTGGGTGTGTACGGCAACTCGCCTACGCCATGTGTTTTTATGGGGGCGCTTCGCAAGGGGTATCAACTTCCGGCTATCAGATTCAGCGCCGTAACTTCTACACCCGTCGTCAGCACAGATGGAACGGGCACACTGATGTACCAGACAATTCAATTCGACGCTTTCGCGTCGGACTATAACACTTGTCACGCCTTGAAGGACGCACTCAAGGGGCTGTTGACCGACTATACAGGGGTGTTGGTTGAGGGCACGGTTATCTACGGCACGATCCTGAAGAACGAACTCGATTCTCCGCTCGAAGAGGGGAGAGGCGGCTATGTATTTCGCTGCCTCTTGGATTATCAGTTTGCGTTCGACGCCAGTGGGATTCCGATTCTTAGGCCCATGCCGGAAGTGGAATTGGACATCGACGACGAATGCCCAACTGAATTGGATATTGATGACGAGGGGCTAACTCCTCCTACATGGCCGTCTGAGTTGGACATCACGGACGACGAGTAAACTTCTAAACTTCCCACCCCTTTATCAGAATCCAGCGTGTGCTCCGTCTTGACATAGGACGTGTTATGCGGCGTGGATTCGCCAAAAATTATGTCGATCTCAAGTAAACTACGCATTGCTCGCGGCTTAAAAGCCGATCTCCCAACCAGTTTTGATGTTGGACGCCCTTACTTTTGCGAAGACACCCAAGAACTCTTTGTGGGAGTCGGTCCTGATACCCCTATGCTACAGGTGGCTGCTGCTGGTGGTTCGGCACCAACCCTGACCTTTACGGTCACAGCTAACAGTTACTCACGACCCCCCGGCTCTACCGTCGTCGGCACGGACAGTGGTCTGTTTTTCCCTTTCATCCCCAGCACGTCCCCGACTTCATTAACCGTGCCGGGAAGCGGCACCACGTTGCTCGTACCTCAGTCAGGCTCCGGCATTTTCTCAGGAACCATCGGTCTTTCGGCGATTGACCTCAGCGGTCTCACCGCCTTGCAATCCTTCGTGGCTGGCGATACGGCTTTGACATCGTTGGACGTTAGCGGCTGCACGGGATTGCTGAACTTGAATGTCTATGACACCGGCATCTCGTCCCTCGACGCGAGCCCCTGCATCGCATTGCAGACTCTTAATTGCGCTGGCGGCGTCATCAATCCTTTGAATACCTTGGACGTGACGGGCTGCGCCGCGTTGACTTTTCTGGACTGTTCCAACCAAGACTTGACCTCGCTGGACGTTAGCACATGCACCGCGCTGGTCACGCTGAATTGCATTAGCAACGGCATAACTTCCTTGGACGTGACGGGCTTGGTGAACTTGACGGACTTGGAAGCTTATGACTGCACCATCCTGACATCCCTCGACGCGAGCACTTGCATTGCCTTGACCACGCTCAATCTCGGCAGCACGGGAATCACCACGCTGGATGCCAGCGGGCTTGCGGAATTGACTAATTTCAATATATACGGCTGCTCCAGCCTGACCACGCTTACACTTGCGGGCGACACGTCGCTGACAAGCTTGAACTTTTTCGGTCAGGGTTTGTTTGCCCTGACCTCGCTGGATTGCACGAACTGTTCTGGAGCGACATCTTTCATCATCAACGGTCCGTATGGTCCCACCGCGATCACGCTCACCGGCTGCACGGCTTTGACAGATGCGAATTTTGCGAGCGTGTCCGTGCCATCCGTAGATGTGAGCACTTGCACCGCTTTGAAGACATTGGAAATCACAAATAGTACCTGCCCCGGTGAAGTAAACGCGTCTGGATTGCTGAATTTGACTAATATCAACTGCTCCAATTCAAACATCAACTCGCTTGACATCAGCAACAGCGTCATCGCCGAGTCGGATTTGGACCTCGATACCATCGGTCTCACATCCATAGACGTGACCAACGCATCGGGGTTCACCGAACTCGACCTTCAGAACAACGCCCTGACCACTTTAGACATAAGTACGCTGACCTCGCTGCAATTCATATATTGCCCCAACAACGGCATGACATCTTTAGACGTGACGGGCTGTGTTGCAATGACAAGGTTGGATTGCAACACCAACAATCTGGCGGCGCTCGATGCGAGCACATGCACGCTGGTAACCTATTTGTCTTGTTACAGCAACGCTTTGAACTCTTTGAACGTTACGGGTCTTACTTCGCTGACTTTCTTGCTTTGCAATACCAACTCCCTTACCGCTCTGGACGTGAGCACATGTACCGCATTGGGTACTCTGGACTGCGGTACCAACGCCCTAACCTCTTTGGATGTTACTGGTCTTACCGCGTTGACCACTCTGGACTGCCACAGCAACGACTTGACCACACTTGATGTTAGCCCATGTCCCGCATTGGCATATCTAGCCTGCGGTAGCAATGCTTTAACGACGCTGGACATCAGTGCTAACCCGAATCTGACCTACGTGGACGCCAGCAACAGCCAACTTCCGCAAGCGGTGGTAGATGCAATCCTACTGAGTCTGGTGGGAGAGTGGGAGTTCAGCGGCACCGTGAATTTGAGCGGCGAGACGAATGCCTCACCATCAGACACAAACTTTGTGATTGCAGGCTTTTACACGAACGGGGATTTCACACTCGCAAACCCATCGCTTACGCAGACGAGTTCGGGAGCCACGGCTACATTCTTGTTTGACGGAAACTCTGCTCAGAGCGGCAGCTTCACGTTGGGAACGTTCACTCCCGGCGACTCGATCATTCAGGCGGTTTCGGGAGCTACGGCAACCTACGTGAGCTATACCCCAAGTTTGGTTGCGATGGTCATGAATTCGATTACGGGTACACCCGATGGCGTGAATGTTTGGACGGACGAGTCGGGCAACTCCTTCACTCCTGCTGAAATTCCGAACAGACAGGTAATCATGACCGCTATTTCGGGGTCGCCCGATACCACGGCTTGGACAGA